AAGGTCAAGCACGTAGAATCGGTTTCCTGACTGTCCCACGACAGCGCCCACCACGTAGTCCGACTTATTAGTAGCGGTGAAGGTAGCGTCAACCGAAAGCATGATTCTCTGGAACTCCGGCATGACCGTATCGTGAGAATAATACTGCCACCAGTCAGGGTGAAACATGTTACCACCCTCTGGAGCGGGTCGCTGCTGGTAAAGGGAAGCGAAGTCCCGTGAGCCGACGGCTTCCCTGATACGCTCCAGATCGTCCACGTCGTAACGCTGGGGGCAAAGGGCCTGGCCAACCTCCGTACGCCAGTCAGGAACCGTTTCACAGTGCTCTGGCAGCTTTGGGCGATCACCTTCTTCTTCATACAGGGCAGGCAGGTCTACGATTGTCCAGTTTTCACGGCCCTTCTCCGAGACGTTCATCTCGTTTTCCAGCAGCTGGCCGATCATGTCATTCTCGGACCAGCGGGTCTGGATGACAACGATTGCACCCACCTGTGGCTCAAGACGTGTGTACAGGGTGGACGTGTACCAGTCATTGAGCTTTTCCATCATGCGGGCGCTCTCGGCATCCTCGCGGTTTTTGACGGGGTCGTCAATGATCAGAAGGTGGCCAGATCGACCAGTGATAGCACCACCGACACCAGCAGCCCACAGGCCACCACCACCCTCTGTTCCCCAGGCGTTTACGGCTTGACTGCTGGGGTTAAGGAGGCCACCTGCCTCGCGGTAGTAATCACGGGCCTTGCGGGAGAATCCTTCGGCGAGTTCTGCTGAGTAGGAGCTAATCCCCACAAACCGATCAGGGTGAGCGAGTAGATAAGCAGCAGGGAGAAGTTGACTTGCAAGGAGTGACTTGCCATGTCTTGGCGGGACCTGAAGTATAAGTCGATTGCATTCTCCGTCGATGACCCTTTGTAGCTGTTCAATGACCGTTGCATGGAACTTATAGAACTTGTAGTTTGGAAATACTTGTCGGATGAACTTCCAGAAGACAACCTTCTTTCCGTCCTGCAGTTTGCTGTTCTTTTTGGCCTTGATGGCCTTAACCAGATCTTGTCCCTGCGCCGCCTTGGCCAGGTAGTCTTTTCCGAGTTTTTGGGACATGATCAATCTTCATCGAGTGGAATTTCTTCGATGTCAGTGACATCTTCGACATTGACCTGCTCTAGCTCTTGGTCAACAACCTGCATCAGCTCATTAACGCCAAGGGAGGTTGCCCATGCCTGGCGGCCAGAGTCAGAGATGTTAGCCGCTGCACGCAGCAGACCGGAGACAAGGCCCATCGGGATGTCTTCACCCTCCTCTTCTGCCTTCTGGATGCGCTTCTGGATGATGTTCACCAGATCAGAGGATACATCCATCATCCGCTTGGCCTGCTCCTCGTTGGCCTGGCGGAACTCCTCAATTGCCTGCCTGTGGCGCTTGCGCTCCATCTTGTTGGCATCCCTCATGGCCAGGGTCAGCTGCTTCTGGTCCCATGAGGCTGCACGGCGCTGCCATTCATATTTGATGGCCCAGGTGCTAATTGTGCCCTCGGCAACACCAGCCATCTTGGCGACCTCAGCATGATTGCGAGCACCGCCCATATTCATGTAAAGCTGGAAAGCACGAAACTGTTGATCAGTCTCATGCCTCCCAGCCTCTCTGACCCTATACCCTCGTCGGAAGCCCCAGATTGGCCCTGGGTTGTAGGGTGGTTTCGCTTCCTTCCAAGATGTAGGGTCCGTATTCACAGTTTAGGAATCACTCCTCGCTAGGTAGTGTACCAGAAGAAGCGAATTCTTGAAGGTCGTATTCGTCGTACAACTTCTTCATGGATTCCGCTGTCCGCCATTCACTGAAGGCAAGCTCTATGCAGCCTTTTTGAATGACGTACTCAGAGAACCCCTGGGAAAGCAGGACCTTCTCAAAGATCTTGAACCAAGCATGCACGCTTTGATGCGTCATGTCGGATTCAAATGTAACTTCGTAGCCAGGAAAGTGCTCTCCAAGTGTGTCAACCGCTTCGGAGACGACATTGATAACAAGTTTGTCAGCCATCAGAGAAAAAGAAGAACGAATACGATGAAAATGAAGCACACAAGTAGGACGCCAGAGACACCTACCAGAAATTCAACCAGAAACTCTTTGTCGTCTTCAGTCATCAGATACTCCAGCTAAGTTCGTCCATTGCTTCTGCGCAGCTCGGGAAGTTCTCGCGGAAAATTGCCTTTGCCTTGAGGGCTACGGCCTGATGCTCCTCCTGGGTGCCATTGGCAGAACGGAGGGCGATATAATGCAACCAGCTGCGGCAGTTGCCAGTCATGTAAAGCGTGGTCTCAGCGGCCTGGGGCAGGATGGCCCTGGCGCACTCTTTAGCCACCCCATGCTTCAGCATCGCCTTGTACAGTTCTTCTGCCTGGCGGAAGTGCTCATCAAGCTTGGCTTCAAACCAGAACTGAGTGGTCCCTGGAAGCTCGTCTACGCTCTTCTGGCGGTTCTTAGGGTGCGGTGCCCGCAGGTGGGGCAGGTGGATGTTCAGGGGCGCCTCAGCTTCGCCTGCGTAGCGACGGGACAGCTGTTGGAAGGTGAACGAGCGGTGGCGCAGGATTTGGGTAGCGATGTCTAGCGTGGTAGTAACCTTGAGCGTCATGTGAGCATGCTCCAGGATGGACCAGTGAGCATTCTTGACGCAGTACTTGATCAAGCCAGCGACATTGGGATTGTCCTGGTTGCTCGGATTGCTTACACGGGCAAAATACCCGATCAGCCGCTCAGCGTTGGGAGTCACGAACTCCAGCTCGACAATGGGGAAGTAGGTTTTGCTGTGGTCGGTGTTGATAATTGCCATCAGTATTCAGTGCGAGTTGTTGGGGTGTAGGGATGGCGGCGCTTGTCCCTGATTGCGTCGGCCATTTCGTCGATGGCCCTTTCTAGGAGGCGGGCGCCTCCACAGTAGGCGCCTCGGGCATTTGGGTCGCCTTCGACGATCCAGTCAAACCAGCCGTCACGTAACTCTTCAATGGTGATCTTAATCAAAACAGGTCAGCCTCCGATTCATGGGGTTGGGATTGACTGTAGGGGGTGTACCAGCTGGGGTAGCTGAGCCTCCTGATTGTAGCAGGCCGACCAGGCCACTCACCAGTCTCGTTACAGGTCTTAAATAAACGGAGGGCGGCGATGCACTTGGCCATGCCTTCTGCCATCATCTCCTCGTCGGCCTGGAACAGATCCACAGTATAAGGAGCCTTGCGCTCGACTGCCGCGAAGATGAAATCAAACTTCTTGCCGAATGCAACCTCTGCGGCCTTTGTGTAGAAGGCAAGCTGAAAATCATACCCCAGGCCAACCACCTTCTTGGTGAACAGGTCGGGGTCAACGCTGTCGGTGGTCTTCAGGTCCAGAACGATCCCAGCCTCCAGGTCAACACGATCCAGCCGAGCCTTGCAGGGCACCCCTTCCCACTCCCAGTAGATCGACACCTCGTTGTGCTTGATGTAATCAGGCTGGGTAGGGTCGAAGTAGGCCAGCTTGCTCAAGGAATTAGCCATCCCTATCACGCTGCCCCAGGGGTCGTCCTTGCCGCCCTCAGAGAGGGCCTTCTTGCGCCCCAGGGAAGCCTTCCACTCCTTACCCTCCTTGGTGGACAGGTTGATCCCGTCGGGCTTCTTGACGTACTGGCGGTCGAATGCCTCTTGGCCATCCAGGGTCAGGCAGTGCAGGGCGGTGCCCATCTCCATTGCTGGAGTCGGGATCAGCTTGCTCTTCAGTGCCGCCTGGTAGTGTGCGGGGCTTTCCAGGATCTTCTTCAGGGAAGACTGGTTGACACCTTCCTCCCGCCTGTAGTCAAAATCTGACTGGTTCCACGCTACGGTTGCGCTCATCGGTTCCTAAAGCAGGGTCTCCTGACAGTCTAATGGAATGAGTCGGATAATCCAGCGCGAGTCAGCCTTCGGAGCCTTTTGCCAGCGAACCTGGATCTCGGGGATGATAGATACCCTGTCGTCCACCCAGAGCAGCTTGTTGGCGGCATCCATGAGTGCTCCAATGATATTATCGGCGTCTGCCCTGCCCTCCCCCCGAACGTCGATCTCAAGGCGGATAGGCCCCTCCAGCGGCGGCCTGTCCCATTGCTCCTTGATCTGGCGGATCATTTCAGCCTGCTTGAGCTTGTACTCTTTAGGCATGAAGGTCCCTTTAACGGTAACTCTTGGCCTTGCTTTGGAAAACAACGGCATGTTGATTACCAGTTCAATCACTTGCGTTTTTCCAGCCGAGTAACCAAGAGTACCAAGAGCACAAAAAAGGCACCGCTAAAGATAGCAGTGCCGAGAGTAAGTTGAACAAGGATCAGCCAGGGCATCATCTTAGCAGCATCTGGGCTGCTTCCACGGGTGTCCTAGCATACCGCCAAAGACCTTCTTTATCAAACTCAGAGATGAAGTCATTGGCGTGTAGGTGAGCAGCGGTATAGCCCATCACTTTGCGCCACATCGGACCAACCAGGATAAGCGGTTTCTCTTCCATGTGCCCAACCTGCAGTAATTGCACGACGGTCAGGATCTCTAACTGAGTGCCATAGCCACCAGGCAGAGCAACAAAAGCACTGCAATCATCAGTAAACTGCTTGAGTCGGGTAAAGAAATTACCGTGGTGACTGTCAACCTGCACTGCTGGGTTTGTCTCGGACTCAAATGGCAAGTAAATTGAGTAGCCGAGTGAACAGGTGCTTCCCTCGCAACCAGAGCTAGCTCCGATGTTGGCTGCTTCCATGAGGCCGGGGCCGCCACCGGTGGCAATCTGCCATCCATTCTGAGCAAGCAGCTTAGCCGCTTCAACAGTTTCCTGATAGATTGCCTGTTCAGGTGTTGGGCGTGCAGAGCCGAAAAGTGCAACAGTCTTCATTGCGAAACCTCCGTGGTACCAAGAACGTATGTTTTGCCAAGTTTGTCGACGCCGAAGATCAGGCCGCGACGTTCAAACGTGCTGATGATCTCATCGTTCTCAAACTGGTCGAGATCTTTATGCAGCTCGTCAAGATCAACCTCGCAGAACTGGCCAGCGAGGAAGTCTCCCCACTTGCTGACAGGATCAGGAACCGCCTGAGTGGGCTCTACAGGCCCCAGCGTGGGGTCCCAGAGGTCCTGTTGGTTGTCCAGTGCCTCCCAAGCATCGTAGACCTCATCCAGGCTCATGCGAGGCTCTGCGCCCTCGGCGGCACAGGCTGCGTAGTCCTCCAGTACATCCTCGTAGGTGACTGCATAGGGGGTCTTGACGCCCTCCAGCGCTTCGATTTCGCGGTTGAGGTACCACTGAGCCTTGCGCAGGTCTTCGATGGTCTTTGCTGGATCCTTGCGACCAGCACGACTCACGTATTTAACGCAATTTCCTAAGCGATACGAAAGCCTCCAATCCTCAATAACATCAATCGTCTCGTACTTACGGCCTTCCGCATAATGAGCGGGGCGTTCAACTGAATCGAAAGTCATTTGATCTCCGTGGTAAGGTTCCTGCTGTCGTAGATAGAGATGCGACGGTTGCCAACAGCTAGCAGTACGACGCAACGTTGCTTGTCGCTGTATTCAACAACTCCCTTACCCCAACCTGCTCCGATATACGCTTTAACAGGAGTGCCTTTACGAAGGATCGGCAGTGGAGTAGGAGGTTGTTGCATGCGCTCGCCAGCCTTTATGGTTGACGGCTTCGGTGTAAACTCACCAGTTTCCCGATTGAAGCGGCCCATTGCGAACGTGTTCGTCATTCAGTATAATGGCTGACTCCTGTTCGTTCCAGACCTTAACGGCCTGGTCCCAGTTCAGCCCTTTGATCTTCTTGCCTGTTTTCTTGCACAGGACGCAGAATTGGCCCTCGGAAGGTGGGTTTGTAGACTCTTCGATCTCTCGCTCAAGGTTGCGCTGGTAGCGTTCTTTGCGCAGCCTTTTGTTCTGTCTTTGTGGCATGGTTAGAAGGGGATAGGGAGACGGTTACGCTCATCTGCAGCCAGGTCAGCCAGCAGGTGATGAGGCATCATACCATCCAGGGCGGTAACCACGTTGATCACCTTGTGGACGTTCTGGCGGTTCTCGCCAAGGGTGAGGACCCAGAGGTCTTCGTCAGCATTATAGCGCAGAATGCGGCTGCCGACCATCTCGCCCAGTACCTCGTCCACCAGCAGTTCAACCCTGGTGCGGTCCACGTAGTCACCCTCCAGGGCACTCCATGCACCGACCTTCAGGTCTTCGGTAGAACATACCTGGCTGATGGCTCCAACGACCTCAGAGG